CGTCCACTGAACCCGGCATAATGCCCCGCTGCAATGCCGGTGTGGCGGAATGGTAGACGCGGCGGACTCAAAATCCGCTTCTGGCGACAGAGTGGAGGTTCGAGTCCTCTCACCGGTACCAAGGACTTACGTGAGATTTCGATCTTCGCGTTTGGTCCGCAAAATCTGAGTTGGTCCGCAATTAGATCCAACTCGATCATTCAAGGCCGTCATCGTCGCGGCCTTTTTCATGCCCGCGGAACCGACCGCCAATGCGCCCTAGCCCATCGCTCGGCGTGGGCCATGGGCGTGGTCCGATCAAGCCCGTACCGGTGAATGGTGTATGGGGTGTAGATGCTGATGCCCTGCGGGCAGTGCCACAGGCTCCAGCCGCCATCCAGCCGCTGCACGACCTTCACGAAGGGCACGCTCCGCACCGGCCTGACCAAGCGGCCAACCCATATACCGACCTGCTGCGTGCCGCAGTTCACGGGTGACCACTCGATTTCGACTTCGTCCGACATCGCCACAGCTTATGCTGGGGCGGTCTCAGGGGGCGCTATAGCAGGCTGGCCAGGTTATCGACCTCGCCGGCGCAGTTGGTGGCGGCGATGGCGTGGCGGATGCTGACGTTCGCCAGGAAGGTGGCGTCCCACGGGATCATGGGCATGGTCTCGCCGCTCTGGCCGCCTGGCACCGGCACCTGAGTGAGCGGCTCGCCGAGCGCGGCAAGGACGTGCTCCTTCGCCAGCGTGTCGGCACCGTAGGCCGTGATCTCTGCCTGAGAACTGTTATGGCGGAACTCGACCACAATCTCCTTGTTCTCGACGCACAGCTTCGTGCTGCCGTCGGCGTTGGTGAGACGCGCGGAGGTGTAGTAGGTCAGGCCGCCGTTGTTCTCCTGCCAGGTACGTTCCACGTACACTGCCACGTACTCGCCACTATCCAGCTGTACCGCGAGTTCGCACGGGTATAGGCCCGGGGCAGCGACATCGCCGTTATTGGGGTCGCGCAGGGGCGGCTGGGGGGAAACCTTGGTGTAGCTCATGCTGCCCTCTCAGGTCGGTTTCAGGTTGTGGTGGCCGATGTAGCGCCCGCGCTGGCGACCCGCCAGGAAGACGCTGTTCTCGCAGGTGATGTGGATCACCTCGCGGTCGCCGATGTCCTCGACCGCGACGACGCGCTCGTGCCGGTGCTCGCCGAAGTCGCTGACCGGGATGACCTGATCGATCAGATCCGGCGCCAGCACCAGCGTCTCGTCGCTACAGAGGATCGGAGCGCTGGTCGAGCAATCCAACGAGATGCCGCTCTCAGTGATGATGCGCACGCACGGCGCCAGCTTCCGCTGCGCATAATTCACCCTGCCCGCGCGGCGCGCGAAGGTCGCGGCGTCCACTACCAACTCTAGCTTGTCGCCCACACCGACGCTGCCGGCCGCACCATGGCCGGGAAGCCAGCTGTCGACCGTGACGCACTGGCCGCCGCCTGAGCCGCCGCCGGTGCCACTCGTCGGATAGGTCACGCTGAAGGAGCCGAGGAAGAGTCGATTGTTGTTCGCCATCGCGGTGATGTTGCTCGTCGTCGCCTGCAGCGTCTGGCTACCGCCGGCCAGCAGCGGGTCATCGTAGTAGAGGTAGTATTTCACCGTCGTGCCAGCCGAGCCGCTGACCGACACGCTGGAGGCGTTGTAGGAGACGGTATCGCTGCCGGCCTGCAGGGTCGCGGCGCTCGCGCTGATCGTCGCCGACGTCGTCGTGGCGGTATAGCTGAAGGTGAGACCGCTCCAGCCGCTGCCATAGTTGCCGAAGGTGACCGTGGGCAGGTTCTTCTGCGTCGACAGCGTGCCGGCCACTTCATTGGCTAGGTTTTGTGCACGGGTCAGGTGCACATCGTAGAAGTACGACACGCCACCACCGGTGTTCGGATTTGCCAGTCGAATGAAGCAGTACGCGGTGCCAGACGGTGCAACACCAGATGCCGACACCTGGTTCCATGCATTGAACGCCGCGGCGGTGCCAGAGCTGCTACCGAGAAAGGTATTGCTGGAACTGAAGAAGTAGATGATCAGCTGCGCCAGCGCGCCGGTCTGAGAATAGATCCAGCACTTCCCATAAACCGTATCACCAGCCGAGCATTTGTAGTTTGGCGACTGTGCACCGAACCCACTGGGCGACGATCCGCTGAAAGATACCTGCAGACATTGTGTCGACGCGAATGGCGAAGCGGTACTCGTGAAATACGCCAGTGTCGCGCCATTGAATGCTGACCATCCTGGGATGTTCCCAAACGAGTCCAGCGGTGCCTGAAAGTTGGCATTGCCAACGACGATCGCCGATCCAGGCATCACCGGCGTCTTTGCGTAGCTGCTTCCGTTCGGCACCTCATCGACGGTGCTTGGCTGATAGGTCCATGCCATGTCGTCGAAGTTGTAGTAGCCGCCGGTGCCGGTGCCAACGCCAGGGGAGATGATCGCCCACGCCGCATTCGACGGCGCGACACCGCTCACGGAGAGCAACTGCACGCCGTTGCCCGCCGTGCCGGACTTCACTGGCGAGGCCGGCGACGCAATGTCGGTGCCGCTGATGTCCTGGAACAGGATGCGGATCGCCGGGGTGCCCGTGGGCGACGAGATTCCGTTGACCTTGCACGTCGCCTTGATGACCTGCCCGGCGACGACGGGTGCGCGGTAGGCATTGCGAAGGAAGGTCGTGGTGGTGCTGCCGCGGTGGACAACGTAGGTTGTCGTGCCCGGGTTGGGGCCGTTAGTTCCAGTCTCCGCATACCAGTTGCTGGCGTCACTCTCCGGCGTCCAGCCCTGCAGGCCGAGATCGAAGCCCGGATTGACGATGCCGACCAGCGTCTGGTTCGCCGTCACGTCAGCACCGGCCTGCGCAGGCTTCAGCGAGTCGACGCTCTGACCGGTGGTGTAGTTGACCTGGTTCGCCGCGGTGACGAACAGGCCCTGAAGATTGTCGAAGCGCGCGGTCCAGGAGTTGAGCGTCGCTGCAGCCGAGCTGCTGGTATTCAAGGCCTCGAGGTAGACGTAGGCGACGGCGTAACTCGCGCCAGCGGGCACGGTGAACTGGTTGGTGGAGTACTTCGTGTAGGTCGGGTTCGGCGAGTTCGCCGCCAGCGTCGGTCCGGCGAAGCTGTTGCCGCCCGACACCATGTTGCCGCTGGCGTCGTAGAACAGCATGCCGACCGCGGCGGTCCAGCTGATCGTCGCGCCGTTGCCGCCAGCCGACTCGGTGCGGATGTCGCCGTTGTAACTAAGGATCTGGCCGGCGGAAACGTAGATCGGCGCGGAGACCAACCGGCACTTCGCCAGCGCGCTCGCTGCCACGGAGAACCCGGCCACGGCGCTGATCTGCATGTCGTTGTTGCCGACGTCCGGCACCGTGCTGTCTCGGCCCGCAGTGAAGGCCCCCGTGGTCATCTCGGAGATGTACCAGGAGTCACAGACTGGCGTGCCCAGCAGCGTGTTTCCCGCCGGCGCATGGATGTTGTTCAGCTCGAACGAGGGGTTCGGGATGAAGTTGGAGCCGGACGCCGGTGCCGCGTACTGCCCGGCGAGCTGGTCATAGAGCTTCGGTGGCGCCAGCACGTCCGACGCGCCAAGGACATGGCTATAGGCCGTCACGGCGGACAGCTGCTCCATGGCGCTGCCGAAGACGTTGAAGCTGACGAACTTGAAATACACCGTGTTGCCGCGCTTCCCCTGATCGTAGGGGATCCGGAAGATGGCCTCGTCGATGCGCACGAAGACGTCGCCGGAGACGTGGGCCTGGTTCGTGGAACCGTAGCCGGCGCGGCGCAGGTAGCTGAGCTGGTAGGACAGCGTGCCGGTGAGCGTGGCATCGCGGAAGGAGATCAGTTCGCCGCCTGAGGCGCCGCCAATGAAGGCGAGCTGCCGCCAGTTGTCGGCGTCCGCAGTGGTGCCACTGTTGAGCTGTCCGCGCAGGAGCGACAGCTGCGGCGTATGCGTGGTGTCGGGATCGGCACCAACGGCCAGCGCAGACGTCAGCGCGCCGTAGCGCGCCGCGCCGGTGATGCGGCCGACGCGCTGATAGGTGGTGTTGTCCTCGGAGGCGTAGACGTCGCAGCCGCCCCAGTACTGGCCGATGCCGGCAACAGCGATCCAGGTCTCGAACCCTCCCTGGGTGAGTAGCCCCGGGGCATTGAAGATGACCGGAGGTGACACGCTGCCGGGCGACACATTGAAGTCCTGCGAGTAGCCGCCGCTGGCCTGCGGGGCGTACTGCGGGGCTGAGGCGACGCCGATGGGAAGCTCCTCGGCCTCGAACTCCAGCTCGTCGTTCTCCTCGGTGACCTTGGTGATGCGCACCAACTCGCGATTCAGACCGGCGTTCGGGTCGGTCAGCGTGATGATGTCCATCGGCTCCAGCAGCATGTAACGCATGCCGGTGCGGAAGTGATAGGTCTTCCGGATATAAAGGTCGCGCTGCAGCATCAGCTGCGCCACGTCGCGCGCGACCTGTGCGGAGGTGATGCCATTCACCGAGATGCTCGACATCGGGAAGGCGCCACGGCTGTCGATATCGGCCTGGTCCTTGGCCTCCTGCGAGACAGTGTTGTAGCTGTTGGCGCGGTCGTTGTACTCGATGCGCACCGAGTTGTGGCACTGCTCCAACTCCTTCCAGTCCAGCTCGACGCCGCAGTCGCTGCCGTCTTCGTACAGGAAATCGTCCGGCCCGAGGTCGTACAGCGGCGTCAAGTTCGGCGTGTAGGTGCCGTAGGTGCCCGTGATCGCGGCATCGCCGTAGGGAAGCAGCAGCAACTGGTTGTAGCTCCACACCGGCGCGAAATTGCACCACTTCGCCATGTCGTTGACGAAATCCGCCGCGGTGCGCTGCTGATCCTCGATCGGCGACATGAAGAGACCGCGCGCCAGGCTGTAGGCGCGCAGTTGAGCGGTGCTGCCGAGGTAGCCGCCGAAGCCAGCCCCGTGCACGGAATCGGTCAGATAGTCGGTCAGGATGTCGCTGGGAAGCGCATCATCGACCACGCCTGGGTTGTAGAGCTGCAGCCCCTTCACCTCGAAGTTGAGGTTCGGCAGGCCGGTGCTGCTCCCGAGTTGCAGCGCCGAGGCGCCGACATAGGCCATGCCGCTGTAGGCGATCGCCTGGGAGGAGTTGTAGCTCTGCAGCCAGGTCCATGGCGACTGCGGGCTGGTGCCATTGAACAGGGTGAAGCCGAGGTCCGACAGCGTATGCAGCTCCTTGTCCTTCCACACCGTGCCGATGCCATTGATCGGTCCTTCAGACAGCAGCAGGATCACGCCGGTGGTGTAGGTATAGCTGGTCGACGTGGAACCGCCGCCACCACCGCCCTTGCCGCCGCTGGACTGCTTCTCGGTGTGCGCCGTCGGGATCCAGTTGCCGTACCAGCCCAAGTTTCCGGCGATCCGGTTCTTGCCGTAGAGCAGCGGCAGCACTACGCCGAAGGTGCTGGTCTGCACCTGGAGCGCGGATACCGCCTTGGTGCTCTGGCTCTTGGCCTTCTTGCCGCCGAAAACTCCGCTCACGGTTCAATGCTCCAGAAGGAATGTAGGCGTTCCGCGTAGTCGGCCGCCGCAAGGCTCTCTTCCCAGCAGCCCAGGCCGAGGTATGCATGCACCATGGTGGTGGTGGAAGTCAGGATTCCGCTGTGGCTGACGGTGCGGCCATAGCGGAAGAGAGCGATGTCGCCCGGGCGCGGCTCATCCACCCGGTGAGCCCAGGTCTCGAAGTTGAGCAGGAAGCGCTCCTCCGACCGGTGCAGATGCCACTCGTGCGGGTACGGCCGTGGGTCCGGTACCTCGAACAGGCCAAGCGCGTGGTACACCGACCAGGTCAGCATGGCGCAGTCCACGCCGACGCCCTTCACCGCGGCTAGATGGTGGTACGGCGTACCGACCCAACTGCGGGCCTCATCGACGACGCGCGAGCGCCAGTCCTCAGCTCTGATAGGTGCCAAGGCCGCGCTTCGCTGTGGTGGTGGAACCGCTGATGGAGACGCCGGAGCTGCCGGTGTCCGCCGAGCTTCCGGCGACGCCCGGGCCGCCCTCCAGCGCCGTCTCCGCGACCGGCACGTAGGGCGTCGACTTTAGACGAGGCAAGTTGTTGTAAGCGCTGCATGCCGCCTGCGTGCGCAGGCAACCCTGCTGAATGTTGAAGGTGTCGCCGTTGGCCGGCACGTTCGGCAGCGGGTAGGCCAGGTAGATCACGCCGCCCACGTTCTGCTTGATCGAGCGCGTCACGCCGGCGTTGGCACCGGTGATGAACTTGATCTTGCCCAGGTCGAACTGGTGGTCCGTGAGACCCGAGGCCGTCGGTTGCGTCTGTGTGCCGCCAGTACAGGTGCCGGAGAACGTCACCGTGGCCACGTTGAAGCCGCAGGACGCATCACCGAAGGCGTTGTTGCAGGACGGCTGGATGACCGTGCGCGGCATCGCGATGGCCAGCTTGCCGATCATGCTCTTCACCGTCAGCACGACCTTGCCGGCGATGGACTTCGGCGTCGACACATAGCCAAGGAACCATCCGCAGATGCCCGGCGAGGTGTCGCCCCAGGTCGGCATCACCAGCTTGTCGATCTGCACGGTAGCGCCGTTGAAGAGCCCCGCCGCCACCGCAGTCATCAGCGTCGTGCCGTAGAACTGGAGCACGCCATCGTCGTACAACTCGATATCGATCTGGTCAGGCATGGTGCCGATGCGCTGGCTCGTGCCCATGCGCGACCACTTCAGCGCGTGGCTATAGGTGTTCCCGCCGACGGTCAGGTCGATATCCGCCGAGGTGAAGCGATACACAACGCCTACCTGCGTGGTGATCGTGATCAGGTCGGCGCGCAGGAGCGTGCCGCCGGCGGCCAGCAGGTTCTGGAACGCGGTCGATACGATTTTCATCAGAGCTTCACCGACTGGAACGACAGCGACTTCAGGGACCAGATGTTGATGTGCTCCTGGCCGAACTCGGGGTTGTCCTGGAGCATGCGGCACAGGAAGTAGAACGCTCCCGTCCAGGTCAGGACCGCGCCAGATGCCGGCGCCGAGGCGAACGTCACAACGCCGTTGGCACCCAGCGATACGCTGGTGTTGCGCACACCGTTAACGTAGACCATCAGGCCGATCGGCTCCGGCTGCTGCACCGGCTCGCTATAGCCGCCGTAGGAGCGCACAAGCTGGAAGCTGACCTTCGTTCCATCGCCGGTGCCGAACGGCTGCGCGGTGACGGCATTGTCCTCGGCATCGGTGTATAGGAACGGCAGCGCCATGCCCTGCAGCGTGTTGAGGAAACCGATCATCTGCGCCAGTTCGGCGTATCCGCTGTAGCTGCGAAGGGCGTTGAAGTCCACCGTCCAGTTGTAGAGCGGATAGCTCATGTAGGCCAGCCGCGTCTCTTTTCCGGAAAGCGTGGACTGGATGCTGGAACGCCATACAGGACTGCGCCGCGTCGCGATGGCCATGCCCGCGAGGTTCGGGAACATCGGGTAGGTCATGGTCAGCTCCGGGTGGCTGCTGCGTTCTTCGTCACACCAGAGGCGTAGCGCGCCGCCACCGCGCCACCACCGCGTCGCAGGAAGCCCTCGAAGGAGCGTGAGTCCATGGTGCTGATGTTCCAGTGGTGGTGATGGACCGTCGAACCGCTGCCGTTAGCAGCCGAGGCGCCCTGCGCCGATGCCGCGCCGCTACGCACGAAATCGGCGATATGCGCAGGCAACACCATCTCGTCCTTGTGGATCTGCGCGATCTGGTCGGCCGGCACCTGTCCCCAGCCACCAGCAGCAGAGGCCATGGGCGCATAGCTGAGCGCGGCGGCCATCATCTCCGCACCGAAGGCCGGTGCGCCCATATCGATCGGCCACGGCGCGCCAGCAAAGGAGGCCGTTCCTTGCGCGGCCGCGACGCCAGCGGCTCGCGTCACGGATTGCACATTGGTCGTGGCCTCGGCCACCGAATTGGCAATGCGCTGGGACTGCTCTGCCGCGGCGAGAGAGGTCTGGGTCTGGATGCCGATATGCAGCTTCTCTGCCTCGGCAAGCACCCAGCGCTCCAGCGGCTTCTCGATCGCTACACTGATCATCGTGGAACCGATCGATTCAGCGATATTCAGCACGCCGCCCTTGAGGGTCTGCCCCTGAAAGAGCATGCCGCGCACCGCGCCGGTGAACGAGCTGGACATCTGGCGCGCGGTGGTCTCCCACTCCCGCTTCGCGTTGTCGTGGTACTCCTTGTCGCTCTTGGCCAGGTCGCGGTTTGCCTCTTCCTTGGCCTTGAGGATCGCCGCGTCGTCCTTGGCCTGTGCCAGCGCATCCGACGCGTCCAGCGCCCGCTTCGCCTGCAGATACTGCAGATCGATGGCCAGCTTCTGGGTGATCAGGTTCCGCTCGAGGGTGAGTAGCTGCTGGGCGGTGATCTGCCCTTCGCGGTACTGCTCCTCGGCCGCGCGGCGCTGCTCCGCGATCTCGCTGGTCTGCTCCGTGCGCTTGTCGGCCAGTTGCTGCACGTTGATCTCGCGCAGCCGGTTGTTGAACTCCCTGGTGTCCGTTTCCTTCTGGCGCAGCGCGGCGGTGTAGTGGGAGGAATCCTCGCCGTATAGCGCCTTGGCACGGTCGACGATCTGCTGGTCGAGCTGCAGGCGGTCCTGGCTGTACTGCTGGGTCTGCGCGCGCTTCTGGGCGAGTTGATTCATCTCGCCCGATGCCTCCTCCTTGGCCTCCTTCGCCGCGGCACGCTCCGCCGCGCGTTCCGCAGCCGCGGCCTGGCGCTGCGAGCGCGTGGTGGTGTCGATGTCCTGGTACTTCTTGTCGATCTCCGCCAGCAGGCCCACCATGCGCTCACCACCAACCACCGCGCCGCTCATCGGGTCGAACTCGATGCCCTGGACGCGCTGGTCATCAGGGTTGGCCTTGTGGATGGCGGCCAGCTCGTTCTCCAGTTCGATGGTCTTCTGGAGGCGAAGCTGCTGCCGATCGAGGCCGCCGAAGTCGGAGTCGTACTTGCGTGCGGCGTCCTTGCCTTCCTGCTGAGTGCGCTGGCGTTCGGCTTCCGCCTGGGCTTGAGCGTTCTCTCCCTGCATCTCCTGACGAAGCTGGTTCAGGCGCGCGCGAAGTTCTTCGGACTTGTCGATGGCGACCTGCATCATTGTTCCAGGGCCGCCCTTGCTGCCCATGGCCTGAGCGTTCGCGATCTGGTCCTGGTACGCCGTGTATTCCTTGAGGACGTCGTCGTACTGGCTCTGCAGTGTGGACTTGCGACCGATGCCGCTGATCGCATCCCACATGAACGAGGCGTCTTCACGGACGGTCTTCATGAGGCGATCAAGCGAGCCGAGATTGTCCTCCACCTGCGCCGCGCGCTCGTGCATGGTGTCGGCGTAGAGCTTCATCGCCTCCGCGGCGGCGCCTTGCGCATCGCCCTGCTTCTCAAGCTGCTCGATCTCATCCAGCTGCGTCAGGGTGAGGAAGTGGTACTGCTCATCGAGCTGCTGGACCGCCTTGACTGGGTTCTCCTGCAGCTTGACGATGGCCTCGACGCACTTGTCCATGCTCTGGCCGGTGACCGTGGCCATGTCCGCCGCCATCTGCCCGGCCTGCTGCAACTGGTCGCCGGAAAAGCGGCCTGATTCGGCGAAGCGCATCAGCGCCTCGCGCGACTGGCCAGAGGTCACCTCCAGCGTGACCAGCGATGCTGCCATGCCGTCGAACTGGCCCTGGGTCACACCTAGGAAGCCGCCCGTGGCGATCACGGTCTTGTTGAACTGCGCGCTTTCCTGCTCGCCGTCGTATATCGCCTTGCCGAAGCCGTAGACCAGCGCGCCAGCACCAATGGCGGCCAGGCCGGTGGCGCTGAAGGCGTACTGCAGGAGATCCATCCGGTTGGCGAGGGTGATCGTGGAGCCTTCCAGGCGGGTCCAGTTGCCGCGGGCGGCCTCGCCAGCCAGGACGCCAAGCTCGCGCGCGACGGCGCCGCTCATGACGCCAAGTCGCCCTGTGGCGGCCGTCTGCTCATTGGTGGCGACCGTGGCCGCTTCCGCCGCCGTGGCGGCGGCCGCTTCGGCACCCATGAATTCCGACATCTGGATCATCTGCGCGTTCTGCGCGGCAACCGTCTCGGCGACGGACCGGGCGGCGCGCCCATTGGCCGCAGCGAAGGCCTCGGTGGCCGCGGCGGATTCGGATGAGGCGCGCGCGGTGGCCGTCATGGCCTCCTGCTGCCGGCCGCTCTCCTGGACCATGGCGCGGATGCGTGCGGACGCCTCCTCCGCGCTCTCGCCGATGGCCTTCGCCGCGGCGGACATGCCGTCGCCCGCCTTGGTGACGGCGTCCTGCATGGCCGCCGAGTCGGTCTTGACCTTCTCGGCGCTGGCATCCATGCCGCTGTCCAGCTCGCCATGGTCGGCAGTGAGCTTGACGCGGATTTCGTTCTCGGAACTGGGTCCGGACATGGCTCACTCCGGCGGCGGCGCGCCGATCAGTTGGGTCAGTTCGGCGATCGCATCGCCGCCATGGGAATCACCGGCAGTGCCGGCGTCGCCGCGGAGCTGCGGCGCGAGCTTGGATAGGACCGCCAGGCTGACGATGGCTGGCGGCCAGTCCTTCCAGAAGGTGCAGAGGTTTCGGTAGTCCAGCCACGTCATGCCGTCCCACACTTCGCGGAACGGATGCCCCGTCATGGCCACGATCTCGGCCACAACCTCGCCGATGTCTAGGTCGACGAAGTTGCGGCCGTCGCTTCCCCCTGCTCGCCTTCCTTCGCCAGGAAGCCGTTGCGGGCAAAGACCGCCACGATGAGGTCGGGGAAATTGACCGTATCGAGGTTGTCGATCAGGAAATCCGAATCGACCGCCTCTCCGGCACGCGCGAAAGAAGCGACGCCGACCTTCACGGCCGCGGCGCGCACCTCGGCATTGGCGAAGTTCGTGCCGGCGCTGGACATCAGCAAGTCGACCTCGGGTTTCAGGTCGTCCAGCTGACGGAAAGAAAGGGCCGCGAGCTTGAACTCGCGGCCACCCAGGGAGAACGGCTTGCGGCTGATGGTTGCCATGGCGATCAGGACGCCTTGTCGTTGGTCGACCAGTCCATCACGCGGCCGGCGACATCGGCGAACGCCATGAACTCGAAGTTCGGGATGGCGAAGTCGTTCTGCTTCGTCGCCAGCGAGAGCTTCGTGCCGGTGCAGGCGTAGAGCTTAATGCCCGGCAGCGTGGCGCCGCTGGCGGTATAACCGCCAGCCAGCAGCAGTGAGAAGATCGGTGCCTGGCCGACAAGCTGCTGCGACAAGCTGAGCTTCTGGCCGCTCGCGGAGACCGTATAGGCGTAGGAGATGAGCACCTGCGCGTTGGCATCGGCCGCCGCAAACGTGAAGACGCCGGCGGCCACGCTGTACTGCCCCGCAGCCGGTGCCGAGGCTACCTTGATGAACGGCTGGCCGGTGGTGGCGTTGAGCACCTCCCACTCGTCGACGAACGTGGCGCTATTCGCCACCGTCACGGTGTAGGTGCTCGCACCCGGCACGGTGCCCGCCTCGCGCACGGACACGGCAGTCTCGCCCTGTGACAGCGTGCCGTTGAAGAAGATGTCGTTGAACAGGCGGGCCTGGATGTTGGCCGAGGCGGCCTTGCCGGTGATCTTGCAGTTGCCCTGGCCGACGGCCACCGCGAAGTTGTACTGGCCGTACAGCTCCTTGGTGGTCCACGACAGGTCGATGGACACGTTCTGCAGGGTTCCGAACGCCTGCGGCGTGGCGTTGGCGGCACTGCCCTTCGCCATCAGGGTGCCGGTGTGATAGATGAGCTGAGACATGACGTGGTTACTCCTTGGTGGCAGGCGCCACGGCATCGACCGCGCTCTTCACGAGAGCGGTCTTGTCGTCGGCGGAAAGGGGTGCGCGGCCGGCGACCGCGCAGGCATGGAAGTGGCGCTCGTACCAGCCATCGATCGCCGCGACAACGCGCTCTTCAATGGACATGGCCGCCTTCTCGGCGCGAGCGAGAAAGCCCGGCTCCGCGGGCTTGATGGTGTTCTCGGGCAACACATCGCCATCCGCCTTCGCGGATGCTTTCTCGGTGCTCATGGGTGATTCCTCGGGATTAGGCGACTTTCAGCAGGAGCGGAATCTTCGCGAAGGCGCGGTCGCCAAGAACGCCCTCCGCATACTGGATCGGGCCATCCAGCTGCACGCTGGTGACCAGGCCGCCAAGAGTCTGGCCGCCCGTCGGCGCGGCACTGAATGCTGGCGGCAGGCCAAGGGATGCGCACAGCGCATCCACGAGCGGGTTCAACTGAGAGCTGTGCGGCGCGGTATCGTCGCCGCTCTGGACGTACACCCACCACTCCACGCGCCAGCTCCCCACCGGCGGCAGATTTCCGGCGGTCTGCGACCACTGCTCCTCGACTTGGTACTGGTAGAAGGCCGGGAAAGAGGCAGCATCCAGCTCTTCGATATGCTTCAGGCGGCGACCGGACGTCACGAAGCCGGCCGCGACCAGCCCGCGCGCGAATAGCGCCTGATAGATCTGCTCGCGCGGACTCATCGCTGCGCCTCGGACAGCAGTTCCTGCATCGACTTGCGGATGCGCTCCACCTCGAACTCACGCTTGTCCTGCAGCGAGCTACGCAGGAAGGATCGCTCCGGCAGGTTGATGTAGGAGCTGTGCTGGTTGACCAAAACCTCCCGCGGGTTCTTCATCGGCTTGCCCCAGGCCATCGTCTGCATGCGGTGGTGCACCGTGACGACGACGTTGCGCTGGATGCCGTACTCGTGCGCGGCGGCATACTGCACGCCAGTACCCACGCTCGCGCTGACGCTGGAGGTGTCGGTCTCGACGCGGCTGTTGATCGAGTTGCGCAGCCGGCCGGTCCGACGATTCAGCACCTGGCCCGACAGCTTCTGCGTCATGACGTGCTGCTGGACGTCGAAACCGACCTTGCCCATGGTGTCGATCAGGCGCTGCCGTACGCCATCGCGCACGGCGACCATCATCCGTACGACCGCGTCCTGGCCGGTGACGGTGTTCACGCCATGTACCTGCGCGCGTAGTTGCTCAGCGTCGACGCCGCCGACTTCGGCAGGTCGAGCTGGTTGAAGGTAACCGACTCTCCATTGATCGCCTTGCCGGAGATGTGGATGTCGGTGCGGCGCTTGTACTTGGCGGCCACGATCTCCACGCAGGCCTGCGACAGGTCGGCCGGGATGCTGGCATAACCGGCGGTGTACTGGATCGCCACGTTCTGCACGCCGAAGCTGAACCGGTGGCCGCGGAGGTACAGCATGTTCGTGTCGAAGAGATAGCCGGAAGCCTGTGCCGAGGTCGCCAGCGGGATCGGTACGCCATCCACGCTGACCGATGCGACGGCGCTGACCGGGTACTGCCAGAACGCGATGCGATCGCTCCCGGTTCCGTTGCGCACTTCCTGGTACGCCTCCGACAGCAGATTGCGATTGATCTGGTTCAGCACGAACGCCGAGGCATTGGTGATGAGCGTCTGCAGCAGCGCGTCCTTGTCGGAATTGGTGATGTCCAGGAACGCCTTCACATCAGCGACCTGGCACAGGTCTCCGGCGGCCATGGGTTATTCGCCCTTGGCCTTCAGCGGGCTCGTGCTGAGCCCATGCGACTGCAGCGCCGGCACGGCGTCGTGAGGCACCAGCACGGAGCCATCCTTGGCCACCTTGTAGGTGGCGCCATCGGCGGTGCAGCTGGTCATGCCCGCAGGGGCATACAGCTTGGCCAGCGACTGTTCCACCTTGGCGGTGCTGGTGACGCTTTCCGCCTCGACCGGCGGCGCCGGGTCGATCGGCGGCGCGGGAGTGGGCGCCGGATCCTGTTCCGGGTTCGGATTGGTCTTCTTGTTCTCGTCCATATCGGTGTCCTTGATGAATGCGTGTGGATACGGCAGAGCCGACGCCTTGCGGCGCCGGCCGGTTACCGTGCAGTGGATCAGCCTTTCGCGATGTTCGTGATGAGGCCGAACGCGAAGGGTGCATAGACCGCGAGGACTTCCTCGGCATAGACGCCGTGCTCGTACTGGCGGGTGCGCAGAGGCCACTCCAGTTCGTAGTAGTCCTGGCGGGTGTGGACTTCCGCGACATTCGGCACGTTGTTGGACTGGTACTGCAGCGGCAGGTCTTCGCAGTAGCCCATGATCGTGCCCGGCGGCACATCCGGGTGCAGCATCACCGGGATCTTGTAGCCACCGTTCATGGCGAACGGGTTGTAGTAGAACTCCACCACACCGTTGGCGACGATGGCGTACGGGTTCTTGCCGTCGGTGTTGACGCGCAGCAGCGGGCCCGAGGAGCTATTGAGCACCTTGTTGGTGATGCTCTGCTGCTCCTGGCTGTTCACGTACAGCACGGTCGGGCTGACGCGATAGTTGTCCCACATCGCCTTCAGCATATCGTCGATCTCGTTGACGCTGCCGCGGCTGGATGCGGTGAGCGGCGAGCCGGTTCCGGCGGTGCCGGTGGCCAACACCTTCACGTACGCGGTGTTGGCCGGGTTCAGCGCCGTGGTCAGCAGGCCGTCGAACGCGTAGTTCTGGTTGCGGCTGCAGTCGGCGGTGATTGCGGTGGCCGCCTGCGTGCCACTGGCGAGCGGCGCGCTGATCGCCAGACTGTTGATGCTGGTGATGGCCTGCAGCACCTCGTTGCCGGCGGTGCCGACATACCAGGCATAGCCCAGCGCGCCGGTCACGGGCGCCACGCTCGCGAACAGCGTCTGGCCCAGCGTCACCGCCTGAGTGGCGTTGGTCGACTTGTTCGAACTGCCGCCGTTGAGGTTGAAGGTCTGGCCATCCGCGCCGGTGACCGTCTTCGAGGTCGCGACGCCGTTGACGACGCTGGAGTTGATGTAGCCCTCGAAGGTCAGCGCCACCACGATCACGCTGTACGTGGCCGCCGGCAGGGTCGCGCCGGAGCCCGACGCCGACAGCGTTGGCGTGCCAGGGGTGCCCAGCGCCAGCGATGCATTGCCGCCCAGAAGCGCGCGCTCTTCCTTGGTGAACATCTTCTGCAGGAGGCGCATGGTCATGGTGCTGCGCACATCCTCGAAGCCCTGCGCGGCGTTGCGCGCCTCGAAGCTGAGCTGGTCTTCCTCGCCGATCGTGACGTAGGAAGCCGCCTTGTTCGAGGTGTTGTACGACATGCGCGCGGCGCGCTGACCTTCCGGCACCCACGGGCCAGCCTCGAAAGCGGAGCCGATGATGGCGTTCACCTGGCGCCAATTGGTGGCGGTGCCGCCGCGGCCCGGCACGCGGGGCAGTTTGTTGCGGATCGGGGTGATGACGGGATACAGGTTCTTCGCGGGAGCCTGCAGGTCATACGCGACCAGGCCGGTCGCGGTGGAGATGCTCTTGGACAGCTCGTTGGGCTCCTGATAGCCCTTCTTGAGCAGGTCCAGCGTCTGGCTGGTCGGGTTCATCGCGGTTACTCCATGAAGAAGGGCCGCGATAGCGGCCCGTGGGTGGAATCGAAAAGGCCGCCCGGAGGCGGCCCGTGGTCAGTGCTGTGCCTGATGGCTCAGCCGATACGGATGGGGTTGGCGTGCGCGGCCTTGACGAGGTTGCGCGCCGTGGCTTCCTGGTCAACCGACCCGTCCACCTTGCGCACGGTGGTGTCCGGCGTGTCTTCCTTCTTCTCCAGGCCGGTGTTGTCGGTGTTCTTCTCGATCACGCGCGCGGCACCCTTCGGCACTTCGACGCGCTTCTTCAGCGTCTCGATCTCGGCCTTGGCCGTGGACAGGTCCTTCTGCAGCGTGTCGCGCTCGCCGGTGACCTTGGTCAGAGTGGCGACCAGCGTGGTTGCCTTCTCCACAGCCGCTTCGCTTTCGGCGCATCCAAGCGCCTTGCCGATGGCATCGACGGAGGCCAGCGCCTTCTGGAGATCGTCCGCCGCCTTGGCCAGATCGCCGGTCTGGTCGCCCTTCTCGGCGCCCAGGCTCTCCGCCAATTCGCTGGCCTCCTCGGTCGCCATCGCCACCAGGGCGCGGCCCAGCTGCTTCACGGCCTCGCGCAGCTGGCTAGGCACGGGCGAGTCGTCACCCTCGATCTGCGCCTCCCACTCGGCGTCGGTCGTGATCCATCCAAGAGTGCACAGGATCTCGGCCAGGTCGGCCACCGCATACATGCCCTTCTCCAGAGGCTTGCCGGCCAGCTGCGCGAGACTCAGCACGACCGGCGCGCTTTTCTCGCAGGCAACCACCTTCTCAGCGAACTGCTGCCGCAGGTCCGCCGGCTTGGCGTCTTCCGTCGCGGCGGGCGGCGTGGAGACCTTCTCCAGCACCGCGGCGCGCTCCGCATCCGTCAGGCCGGCGGCCCACTTCACCAGCGCCTCGCTGTTGTCCAGCGTGGTCTCGAACTTGCGCAGCTCCTCGCTGCCGTCCGACTTGATCACCGTGAACTGCGCTTCCGGGTTGCATGGCAGGTCCACCAGCGAGTATTCGTTCGGGATCGCCTCATAGCGGGTGGCCTTTAGGACCGGGTCTTCCCACTTCGGGCCATACTTACCTCCAATGCTGAAGCCGGTGTAGCAGCCCTTCTGCACCTTCTTCCATTCGTTGTCGTCGACGATCTCCGCTTTGACGGTGATCTGCTTGGCGGTGTCGTCGAAGTTGAGCACCTTCGTGACACCGGCGACGGCGTTGCCATGCATCACACGCACGTTGCCAAGGTTCTTCCCCTCGGTGGCCTTGGCGATGTCTTCGGACCACGACTTGAAATGCGGCTTGGAGCGGTCGTAGTCGAATACCTCGCCGGAACGATCAACGGCCTCGCTCGCGATGATGCCCTCGACGGTGCGGTCGGCCTCGTTGACCTTGGTGAGTCGGGCGAAGATCTGCATGGTGGTTTCCTCAGTCGATGACCGGCGCAATGGCGCACCGGCAGTTCGGGTGCTGCGGCGCGGTCATCACGCCTCCCTGGAAGGGTTGCAGCAGGGGGATGTCGCCCTGGGCCGCGTTCGCGATGCAGACCGGGCACGGATCGGGGTCGAGAATCCAGCGCTTCTTCTCCACGACGCCGGAGGCGATGTACGCCTCCAGGTTGCCCTGGGACTCAGCCATGGCCAGCTCCGTGCGTGCGATGACTTCCGCGCGCGCCGGGCTGAAGGCGTAGTGCTCGCGCAGCGCCTTGGCGAGCTGCTTGGTGCTCCATCCTTCGTTCACGGCCTGCTCGACCGTGGAGCGGATCAGATTGCGGGTGGCGTCAACCAGTTCGCCCCCCTTGCCGTCCGCGGTTATCAGGCTGGCGGCGCGCTGCTTTGCCCAGGTCGTGGCGCGGCCGTTGACCTGCTCGGTCATGCCGGTGCCGTCGATGCTGAGCTGAGCCAGGCCATGGTGCGCGCCGCGCTGTGCTCTGGCCTCAACCGCCTGCAGCAGTTCCGGGACGACTTGGGCGACACCTTCCAGTGGCAACTGGTCCAGCATGGTGACGACCGCCTCGACGCCGCCGCCGGCATCGATCGCGGCGCCCACTGCGGCGCTGACCTCCTCGCTCGACAGTGACAGCGCGGCACCGACCTGCTCCGCCAGCAGTCGCTCCTGCGCGGCGGCGGTTGCCGGCTGATCCTTCGGTTCAGGATCGATGCCAGCGACCTTGGCCACCGACTCGTCATCGTCATTGCCCGGCTTCCCGCCCTGATCCTTGCCGTTGCTGGCCGCCACCGCGCCGGGTGGCGGCTGCGGCGGCTCCTTCGCGCGCTCCAGTGCGATCGAGAGCGGTACGACGCCGGCAGCGGTATAGACCAGCGGCTCGTCTCCACCCTGGATCGGGTCTTCGCCACGCTCGGCGCGCACCTCGTTGATGCACCGGCTGGAGTTGCGCAAGTCGCGGTCATGGATCTGCGACTGGATGTCCGGGTCGATCTCGCGCTCGTCGGCCCAGATGAACTGCAGGTCCGACCAGCCGAAGTACTTCTGGATGACCAGGTCGATGACGTCCTTCACCCACTCCTGCAGCGGAGCCAGACCCTCCTGCAGTGCCGCTTCCTGCGAGGTCTCCGCCGTGGCGCGGTTCATCTGCTTGATGAATGGCGTTGGCGGCAGGTTGAAGGCGTAGCACACCACCCGCGCCAACCACTCGTCGAAGTCGTTCTTGAGCGCCTCCTCCTTTGTCTGCACGAAGGACTTGGAGATGGTCGCCGGTACGAAGCGGGCATGGCGGCGCTGCGCGGTATCGCCGGCGAGCAGCGCGTCCCAGATGTCCTGGAATTCCTTGATCTGCTGCGGCGTCCAGGTCTCCGGCACGCCGATCAGCGCCTCGGGGACATTGCCCTCGGTGTAGTACTGGAGCTGGTGAAGCTGCCGACGCAGCGCGATGTTCACCGTCAGCACGATCTGCTCGACGGGCGAGCAGCCGTAGAACTTCCACACCCGAACGTTGCGCGGCATGTAGATCAACTCGTCGGCGCTGTAGTCGACCGCTGGAATGCCCTTCAGTATCTGCTGGTACGCCGGCGATGGCGGCACCGGCCGGCGACCATCCTCGTTGATGAGCAGCTTGATCGTGCCACCGTCCATGAGGTCGAGACCCCAGACATCGCCGCCTACGGTGCGCCGTGGGTAGATGGTCGGTGCATCAGTTACCAGCAGTTCTTCGACCAGCGCGCGCAGCCAGGTCTGCCACGTCAGCACGGTGTCCGGCCGCTTGAAGAACTGCTGCAGCTGCTCGAGACGGGCGTCGACCCCCTTGTCCTTCTTCGGGTCAAGGTTGGCGATGCGCCAGCGCAGCTTGACCAGTTGGTCCTTGCGGGTCTCGATCGCCAGGCGCACGACGTCGCAGCCATCCGCCAGCGCGCGCAGCTGGCCGAAGGAAATCGGCTCGTCCTGGCGCGGACGCGTGATGGTGTTGTACCCGACCGGATAGTCGATCTGCCGCCCTTTGGCTTCCTGCTGGAGCGGCTGCAACGGCTGTAACGGCGACATCCATGTATCCGGCCGCACGCCGGTAATGAGATAGCGCACCGCTTCCTTCGCGCGCGCCAACGCGCCCACGGGCTTGCCCTGGTTGGCCTGCTGCACCTGCGCGGTCTCGATCGGCCGCATGGTGGCTTGCGACTTGTCAGGCATGAGCGTCGGCTTCCTGTTGCGCCAGCTGGGCGCGGTAGTGATCCAGCAGGCCGGTAGTGGACTCGCCCACCATCAGCTCGGTGAAGCCCCACACGGCCGCGTCGGCGCGGTCCGGGGACCGGTCGCCGAGGTAGCCCGCGGTGCTGAAATTCGTCTGCTGCTCTTCCAGCAGCGGGAACGTGCCGGCGTGGAAGATGCGGCCCTGCTCGTACAGCGCTGACACTGGCTCGGCCCGCACCACCTTGCCGCGGCTGGCCGTGACTTCCTTGAATGGCGCATTCCGGTCAGCGGCGTGCACCACGGCGCGCACCATGTCGCCGCCGAAGTTGCGTTCGCCGATGATCCGGTCCGCCCCGTAGTCCTTCCACGCCTTGACGGCGATGCGCCCCCACTGCTCCGGGCTGTACCGGCCAGAGAGGTCAGCCAGCAGGTAGCCGTTGTCGTCCTGGCCAAGCCCGTTGACGGTGATGCCGACCTCGTCGCTGCGCTCGTCCTCCTTTCCCTTGCTGCCGGAGGGGTCGATCGCCACCACCACGCGACGCATCAGCGGCAGGTCTTCCTTGGCGATCCGCTGCCGCTCCAGCAGCTCGATCGTCCAGAGCGCGCCATCAATCTCCGCAACGTACCGCCCCTCAAGGAAGCGCCGCCTATGCTTCTCCGGCATGGCCTCCAGCGAGCGGATGTACGCCGGGTCGATGTTGTCCCGGTTGTCCGCCGGGTTGATGTAGAGCATCCGGTAGTCGTCTGGCGTCAGCAGCGCGCGCCGCGCTACCGGATCGACGTGCTCGACAAACTCCCGGTGCGTCCAATGCCCGGAACCGCCGGGGTTGAGGTCGTAGTAGGCCCGGTTCTGCAGCCCCTCGACCTGCTGCGCAAGGCGCGTGCGCGCTGTCAGCACCGACGAGTACGGAATCTGGCTGCACTCGTTGAAGTACAGCGTGGCGAACTCCAGGCCCAGAATCTTCTCGACGCGCTCCTTGTCGTCGAGCCCAGCGAACCAGATTTGCGCGTCATTCGGCAGCAGAACATAGCCATCCTGGCGCTTGTTCTCGTACGGCACCCCAGGGAAGCAGAGCCGCATCACCTTCGGCAGCGTGTCCAGCCAGATCGAGGCTCGGAGCGCGTTGTAGCGCAGGCGGAAGATCGCGTGCCGACTCCCTGGCGCCTTGATCGCCCGGACCGCCACCTGGCGCGTCAGCACGAACGTCTTGCCGCTGCGGCTTCCGCCGACCAGCGCGGTGTGTCGCTGTGGCCCGGCCAGCAGATGCCGCGCCTCCTCCTGCTTGGCCGTCAGCCTCATGCCTTGGCGTCGGTCCCGTCGATCGTGACGGAGATACCGCCCTCGTGCTTGTGCTCGACCTTCTCGCCGTATCGCTTCGGATCCCACTTGGCCAGCAGCTTGAGGTCCGTCTCCACCGTCAGCTTGTCGCGCATGACGCAGGTGGCCGAATCCTTCCCCTTGCGGTGATCGCCGCGCGCGGTGGCACGGGTGCGCTGGGCGATGGCGTCGTAGCCGTCGTCCTTGGCGGCCTGCATGCGCGCGTCGATCTCCGGATCTTCCTCGCGCCACTTGTTGACCGTGCGGCGCTCGAAGCCGATGTCGCGGCAGATCACCGACAGCGGCTCACCGTCCGCCAGGCGCGGCAGGATCTTCGCCAGGATCGCCTCGCGGTCATGCTCCTTCTTCCCGGCCATGGCTTACTGCCCCAGGCTCCGAATCTGGTCCAGCTGCCGGTTGCACTGCTCCAGCGACTCCCGGCGTGCGGCGGCCACACGCACGGCCTCGGCGACGGTGCGCAGCTTGGGCTGCTCGATCGGGCAGGCGGCTGTGAGTTCGGCGGGCACGGCCACGTACTTCGTGACGGTCTGGGTCACCACCCTGGGCGTGACCACGGCGGGCCTAGGCGCGTCCAGCGGGCAACCTGCGAGTGCCAGCAGCGCCGGCACGATCAATAGTCGGAGAGCGCGGGGCATAGCTCCTCCTGGGCCGCATGGCATGCCGGCGTCGCGAGCGCGGCCTGGTACTTGGCCTGCCAGCTCGCGGCGTCCTGCTTGGCCTGCGCGGCCTGCTTCTGGATCAACTCCACCGCAGCTTCCACCCGCCCCTGCTGGATGGCCGCGTTCATCGCCTCGATGTGCGCGTTGGCGTTGATCTGCTTCAGCGCGGCGGCGGATTCGTCCACCTGGGCGATCGCGGCGGCGCGGTTCTCCATGGCCTGGGTGATCAGCGCCTGGTCCTTGGCCTGCTGATGGGCCTCGCCCTTGCTGTAGGCCCACCAGCCGCCGGCCAGCAGCAGCCCGGCCAACACCAGCAGAGCGGCGCCGTAGGCGTAGAGGCGAAGGCTGGTCACGGCTGCGCGTCCTTGTCCTGAGGTGCCGGCGCGAGGTTGCCCTGGGCCCAGCGGCGCGCGAAGACGCCAGCGAAGGCGCAGCCAGAGGCCCCACCGCACACCACAATGCCGAACCAGTTGGGCATGGCTCCGGCCCATTGCGGCACCAGCACCACCATGCCGGCGTAGGCCGTGGCGGCCGCGCCGAACGCGCCGGCGAGGATACCGAGCTGCACAGACCACCAGCGCCAGAAGTTGTGGATGTCGGCGACGGGTTTCACTTCAACCTCCGGACCTGCTGCAGGTCGTGGATGTCCTGGGTATTGCGCTCGGTCTGCACCTTCAGCTCTGCCATCTGGCGGGTCAGGCTTGGCACATCGGCGAGTTGGCTGGTCAGCGTCTCCAGCTTCGAGTTCGTGACGGCCTGCTTCTCCTTCAGGTCGCCAAGGAGCGCGTTCTGCTCCTTGATCGCCTTGGCCTGGTCGTCCTGCTGGCCGGTGACGGAGTGGAAGACGTAGCCCAGCGATCCGGTCAGGAGCGCGGCAGCGGCGATGATCACCCAGCGCTCCACCGGACCGAGCCGGAAGTGGAGATGACCGTCTTTCGTGCGGCTCAGGTCCATGGGCTCGTCGCTCAAGGCACCACCGCGGCGTGCGCGGCGAAGTAGTTGCCGGCCCAGTCGTCGGGCCGGGGCTTCCCGGGGCGCCAGGTGCGCAGGTAGTACTGCCACGCCGCGTCGACGGCGCCGACGGCCGGCAACGCCGCGGCATCGGTGAACAGTAGGAGGCGCGAGAAGGCGCAGGCCAGCGGGTCGTCGGCCAGGAAGGCGGCGTAGACGTCGCTTTCCACTGGCGCCACCGCGCGCAGGCTGCAGATCGCCCTGGCCCAGGCCTTCGTGGCCGGGTGGGTCAGCACGCCGCGGATACCGCCACCCTGCTCGAACTGCCAGTAGCTGCGCGCCGGGCCGCCGACCTGCTGCCGGGCCGCAAAGCCGCTCTCCTGCATCCCGATCGCCACCAGCAGCACGCGCGCCGGCAGGCCGTCGAACTTGGCGGCGAGCAGGTGCGCCATCGTCTGCTCGACGATGCTGGCGCCGGTTTGGACGTTGGACACGGATCAGCCCTTGAGCTTGTCGCGCAGGCGGAAGCCAAGGAGCGGCCAGATCTTCGCCACGGCATTGGCGCGCGCGATCCGCTTCCCGATCTCGGCGTCGAAGTTCTCCGGGCTGGCGCAGGCCGATTCGCCTGTCACGGTATAGCCGTTCTGCAGCACAAGCACGCAGAAGGTCAGCTGGCGCAGCGGGTGCCGGTCCGGCACCGGAGGATGGAAGTCGGCGTCAGGCACCACGCCGTCGGCAGCATTGATGTACCACTCGCTGACGATCTCGGCCTCGATGTCGGCAGGCGTCACGCGCGGGGCGGTCTTGCCGGCCACTTGAATGGCGGATTCCAGCTGCTGTGCGTCGGTGCTCATGGGTCGTAGCCTCTCGTGAGTGGTTGGGTCACGCGCACAAAAAAGCCCCGGCTGGTAGGCCGAGGCTTCGGGAGTGGTGAGCGTGACTAGGCGCGAGTATTCGGGTTTTATGTAGCTACGCAAGCCCCCTGCTCCGTTTCCGGGCTGAAGGCCAGGCCCAGGGAGGCGGCGACGTGCACCTTCGCCAGCAGCAGCGCGCGGTAGTAGGTGTGCCGGCTCATCGGCAGCCCGATGGCCTTCAGCGAGTGCAACTTCTCGTGCTCCGGCGCGTGCGACATGGCGTACTCGGCGCGCAGAACGCGGGCCGGCCGGTAGCCTTCGTCCTGGCGCTCGAGGAACCGCACCGCAGCTTCCACCTGATCCGCCGGCGTGTTGGTCTCGATCCGGCGCGGATTTAATCCCTGCGGCGCCGGGCCGCGATAGACCATCGCCTTGTGTAGTGGCGAGCTGGATGGATAGCCGAGGTTCTCGTACCGGCTGTTCTTCGTCTGCCTGAACTCGTCGCCCCACTCGACGAGGCGTGTTTCGAGGTCACTGTTTGCGCGCATGGATCACCTCCCCCTCTGTTTCAATTCTCGATCGACCCACACCAGTGAGCGCTGGTAGGCCTGGGCTTGCTTGACGGCGTCCGGTACGATTCTTGCGCAAGTCGCTCTGGATGACGCGGAGAGCTGCGGTTGGGAGCGCCTTGACCTGTTTCGGTGTGAGTTCGCAGGTCATGGCTGCTTCGCCTCCGGCTTCTCGTGATCCCGGCAGTAATGCGGCTGCGCCGGATAGCGCGCGAGGTGCCGCTTCGCGCAGCTGCCCAGGCCAGCCGGCGGATTGACCGGATCGCGGCGATAGTGGCGGCAGGCTTCGCAGGTGATCACTGGGCACCACGCTGCAGCTTCCACATCGCGTAGGCATCGCCCGCGGTAATCCCCCATCCAAAGAACCACATGCGTCCGGGGACATACTGCGATGGTTCGCCGCAGTACCACTGGCCCAAGATGAAGACGAGATGCGGCTTCACGCCTCCACCTCCTCGCGCCGCGTGATCGACTCGGGCTCGGCGGGTGGATCGAGCTTGGCAAGCTGCCAATCGTGGAATGAGATCCAGCGCGGAATATCATGTTCTTCGCGAATATCTGTCACGTAGTCGCACGCGTAGTCGATGCGAATCACGCCGCCTGCCAAGTCGACCTGCACAACGTCACCGATCTTGAACGGCCCGACAGCGACGATTTGCACGACCTCGTTCTGAAACCGCGGGAATCGCGCGGCGATGACCTTTGCCAGCTCACCCACCTTGAACCGCAACCCGCTCATGCATCCCCCGAGAACACATCGCGCATGTCCATCCGTTCGATGGTGATGATCACGCCCGGCGCTTCGAGCGCGCCGCGGCCTTCGTTCGGGTAACGCTTGGCGAGCAGGCCGTACTCGACCACGCGCGTCGTCAGCCCAGATACCGGCGGCGGTCAGCGCGTCTTCGGTGCTGCGTGCAAGCTTCGACAGATCCGGCGTCCGCATCGGCCAGGTCTTGCGCGTCTTCGGCGCCGACTTCGGCTTCGGCAGGGTGAACACCATGTGCAGCCGCAGCGGGCCATCAAGCGGCGGACGGCCTGCGCGCACCACTTCCGCCGCGGCCTTCACGTCTTCGCGCCATGGCTTCACCTTCTTTGACGACTCGACCAGCTTGGCGTGCGTGCGGCCGTCCTTGCCCTTGAACGTGCCCTTGAACGCCTTCGATCCCTGCGGACCTGGAATGCCGTAGGCGGTGATGGTCAGCGAGCCGGTGTACTCATCGGGCGCGCGCGCGATCTGGGCCGTCATGCCGCCACCTCACTGAGCGGATTGCGCCCGCTGTACCGTTCGCCGTGGCAGTTAGTGGGCTTGACTCCGTGCGTGTCAGTGCACGACGAACAACGATAGGTAGGGTCATGTAGATCGGGAGTTCCGTCGTAGTCATAGCTCCACTGCTGTGACCACGAAACTCCAGGCGCGCAAGCGGATACGAACTTCCCGCATACATCGCAGCGCTCCTGGTATTGAGCCTGCCATCCGCGAGCGAAGGTGCTCATACCCTCACCTCCTCGGCCCGCGTCATTGCACGCTCCCCCTTCTGCTGCTGCTCGTACGTCAGCAACCCATGAATGAAAGCGGCTACGTGGTATAGGTCGTCGGCCGAGATTACGAACGACCTGACTGGATGCGCTTCGTTCGCTGCTTCACACATGCTCCCAAGCGCATTAACCACTTCGTCCGGCACGCGCGGTATTGCCACGACAGTTGCCTCGCTCATCGAATCCTCCTCGGAGTTTTGCCTGCCGCGATGTCGCGCATCATCTGCAGGCGCAGGGTGCGGATGGCGGTGGTCTTGTAGGGGACGCGCTTCCAGGGACTAGCCGCGGCGCCCATGCGAGCGATGCGCCGGGTCTCTGGATCGTCCTTGCGGAAGGTGCGGTAGCTGGTCCCGTGGCTGGTCATGCGCCACGTCCCTTAGCCAGGTCGTACTGCGGCCATGCCCTACCCTTAGTCGACACGCTTCCGGTGCGGCGGATGACCCCTCCGTCACGCAGGGCCTGCACGACGCGGCTCACCGTGCCCAGGTTGCTGGTCAGGCACCGTGCCAGCTGGTCGACCGTCATGGGCTGTAGGGCCAGTGCGGAGGGGATGCGATCACGGAGCGGCGTCATGGTCCTGCTCATCGTCGTCGCGATCGAGGCCCAGCATCGCGTTGATCTCGGCGATGGCGCGCATCCCACAGGCCCTGGATTCGTCGCTGGTGAGGCGGCGGTGGCGCGGCTCTCCCGGGAGTGGCGGCATGGCATCGAGCAGGTCACGCGGCGATGGCCAGTTCCTGCAGCGCCCCTGCAACGTGCGGAACGCGGCCTTGAACCGCGGGCTGTCACGCTGCTCATCGAACACCCTGCCCTCGGTTATCGCTTCCACCCAGGCTGGCAGCGTGCCGCGCGACAGCACGTCGAGCGCCGGTGCCCGCTCAAGGCTGAGCAGGATCAGCTTCTGCAATCCGGAGCTGATCTCCCGGGTGATCCAGTCCTGTGCCATTTTTCGCTGCCTCGAGTTCGTGAAGGGCCTGCAGGGTTTTGCTCATCGGTGGCGCGGTGTGGCCATAGACCTGCCGCGGCGGCCCGGTGCTGATCGCCATGGCGCCCTCGGCGTGTCGGCTGCGCGCGGTGGTAATGGCCCAGGCGAAGGGTTTCGTCTTGCCAGCGCTGATCGCTTCCGCTGCGGTGTCGGCCAATGCCTCGGGCGTGACGCCTTCCTGGATGGCGGCGCGGAGGTCGGGGTGACTGGGGTTGGTGTGGGCACAGCCCCGCTGCCGCATCAGCAGGCACGCCCGCCCTTCCTCGGTCGGCACCCTTGTAGCTACCTGCGGGCTTGCCTCAGTACTACCTACGTAGTTATTGGCTTGTGGCTTGTGGCTAGTGGTAGCCGTGTTCACACTCGTGACATGGCGTGACATGTCACGGTAAGTCACGCGTGACATCACTGTATAGTCACGCGTGACATGTGCGGTGTGGAGGTCGCGAAGCTCGGCCATCGTGGCCATCGCATCTGGCACGATTCCCACCTCCCGTAGCTCGGCGAACATCTGCATCCGGCGCTCACGGGTGCGACGCTGGCGCTCCGCCTCGTTGCTGCGCTTCTCGTCGGCACCGATTGCCCGCTCGCCGAACTTGGCTATCTCCGCATCGGCGCGCGCGTTGTGGCGCTTGCCGTCGGGGCCAATCGGAAAGAAGCGATCAGCGACCTTTCGTACTGCCGCCTTATCGGCTGCGCTGCTTGCCCCAGCGATGACATAGAGCTCTGCCGGATCGGCGGGCAGCGGCGATTCCTCGGCGTAGTAGGTGAGCATCAGGCGCAGATAGGCGCCGTGCTCGACCAGGCTGAGGCGGGTCGTGTCGCGGAGGTAGTCGCCGGGGTAGAGCTCGAAATAGTTCACTCAGCTCCCCATTCGCATAGGCCGAGGTCAGAAGTGCAGCCACCACCTGTCTGCTGATCGAAGAACATGCCGTACTGACGGCCGCCACGCGTGGTGCGACTCCACTCAACCACGGTGCGGATGCCGGCATATGTTCCCGGACGATCCACATCAGTGGGATCAGTGACTGCCGGAAAGAAGGTCGCTGCGCGACGCTTGTTGGCGGAAGAGACCACACGCTCCCACCGTTCGATCCGATCAATATGATCTGGAAATCGGACAGCGATGGATCGAAGTTCACTCTTGCGGCAGTTGATGCAAGGCATGCAGCCGACCCTGTTCATGCCCTGGGCATAAAGCGGGTTCGGGGCAATGCCGTGCTTACGGTGCTGGTCCCATACGTCCTGAACGGACCAGCGGAATATCGGGCGCCATAGAACGGAGCCAGATTCGTGGTGGTTGTAGCGCGGCTGCTTAGCCCGGTTAGCGCTCTCATCGGCCCTTATCCCAAGCCATTGCAATAGCGGCCCAGCCTTCAGCATCGGCAGCACAACCTGCTCCGTAATCGGGATTTCTTTCAGTTCTCCAGTGCAGAACTGCGCCATCCTTGACGGGAATCGCCCCTTGCTTATGCAAAGATCAAGGTATGGATTGCCAGTCGGCTCGTGGAGTGCAGCGGCCTCCTGAACGATTTCGTCGGGGATGCCTTGCTTCGGCCACTCCCTGAGCAGGTATTCCCGATGCTGGGCGAGCTGACGAGAGAAGTCGGATCGTACGGTTTCGACTTTCGGTCCTCCGGTGCGTTCATGTAGCCGCGCCACGTATTCGTAGGTAGCCTCGTGCTCGTTTCCGGTGTCAGCGAACACGGCACGAAATGGCCGGCCTGACTCAATGGCGAGCAAATAGACAGCCGTGCTGTCCTTTCCGCCGGACACGCTAACGAGGTGCTGCACGGTCACGCCGCATTCCCCCCGAACACCAGCGACCGCCACAGCGGCGTTGGCGAAAGATGCCGACGCTGGCTGACGCCGTAGCCGATGCGTTCGATGACCCCAGCCCGGGCGGCGCGCTGGAAGATGGCGCCCCAGGCGCGGGGATCGGCCGGTGAGCCGTAGCCCATGCGGTCCGCCATCGCCGTCAGCTCCTCGCTGATGAACTCGGCGTGGGTGGTGGCGTAGCGGTACAGGAAGCCATAGGCGAGATCCGGCCATTCATCGTCGCGACGTGCCGCGGCGTCATGGGCGCGGTTCATGCCGGCATCGCGTTCGGCGCGCGCGGCGGTGAAGTCCAGGACGGACTGCTGCATGGGTTGCTCCTCGCGCTTCTGCGCGATCTGCTTGCGGATTGCGCCGACCACCGGCTCCCAACCGACCAGGTCGAGCTCGAGCGGCGGTAGCGAGTGGTCGGAGATGGCGGTTATGGGGCGCATTCCGCCACGGTCAACTTGTGCTTGCGGACCTGTTCCAGCACATCGGCGTAGTGCACGCGCCGCTCCTTGTGCGTGACTTGGTCGATGGTGAGGTCACCACGCATCCAACTGGCCAGCAGCGAGCGCCGGTGAGCGTCGCCTGCAGTGCAAGGACGCGTGACCCAACCGTTGTCGGTCTCGGTCCATACGTTGCCAGTGACGGTGTTCACTGCCTGGTCTTCGTAACGTACGCGATGGCCGCGATCAGCAGCATGACGAGCGCAATGGCCAGCACGATCGCCAGCACGATCGCCAGCGGAATCCAACTCGGCGCCAGTACCCACCACCACGACCAGCTGATCTTGCCGAGCAGCTTCAGGACGATGAAAACAATGGTCAGCAGGCCGCAGAAGCCGATGCCGCCGGACGAACTCTTACTGTTGTCGCTCATGCAGCTCTCCCGTTTAGGGCGTCAGTGAGGACGCGCACCTTCACGCGCTCGGCATCCAGGGCTTCCTGGGCCGTGCGCAATGCGCGTTCGGTTTCGGTTTCCCGCTTCCGCAGGCTGGCGGCTTCGTAGCCGCGGGAATGCGTGAGCCAGATCAGCGGCGCTTCGTTGCCGCATAGGTCCATCAGCGCCGGCAGCTTGTCGACCGGGAAATGGGCCTCTCCGCGGTGGATGCGCGTCCAGTGGCCGGCGTCGATGTCCAGGGCACCATAGACCTGCTTGTCGGCCTCGAAGCCGCCGAGGGAGATGCAGAGCTTGATCGCGGCGAGCATGCTGGGCTGCGCGACCACCAAGGCCGGATCAACGGCCTGTGCCGCGCGCACGAGACGTAGCGGCAGCTGGGGGTCGGCAAACGTCTTCGTGACGTTTGACTTCATTGGACGGTCCTCGTCGGGGCAAAAAAGGGGGCATGCGAGATGCACACGAAAATCGAAACCAGGGCGGCGCAGAAGCCACCCGAGCCGCTGGTATGGGAGTCGGTGCCGGCGAACGACCCGCTATGGGAGGCGGACGTGGTGCCGCTGCCGTTGCCGGTAGCGCCAATCCCGTCGGAAGAAACGGAGGACATGGCTCACGCCACCTGCTTCCGGGATTTGCGCGGCGGCTGACCGAAGACATCGGGGCGCAGGTCGTAGCGCGTGACCTGGCCACCCGTGGCCTCTTCGATCTGCGCGCAACGTTCAATCGGCACCATGCCGCGCTGCCGCCACTCGCTGATCGACGGCGAGCGAATGCCAAGCGCTGCTGCCAGCGCCTCCTGGGTGCCCAG